ACCCCCCCTCAGTTAGCAGACGGAACGAAATGCCTCTTGAGGGGGGGGACACTTTCATCCTTCCTGGTAGCCTTTATTTTCAGCATTCATCACCGAAGTGACAGAAGGAACCTGGGGGGGCCCCATAGATGGGGCGAGGAAAGCCTCTCAAAAAGCAATGAGAGGAGCAAGTGCTTCAGCCGCAGCTGCGGCAGCGGGAGCGGCGCGACGAGCGCGAAGGGCTAAGATGCCAGCAGCGCCCAGCGCCGATTCCTCAAAACCACTAGTAATAGCGGAATGACGAGCCACAACGGACTGCCATAAGCTGGGAGAAGACACCGGCTGGTAAGTATGGGTGCTACTAAACGGATTATCCGGAGCAACCCGGACTCTCCATTTGATAGTGACCTCATAAGTAAGAGAAGAAGGGGTAGTAGAACCCGAGGAAGTGACCTGATTGTAAACCAGCAATGGCGTGAAGGCGGCAGGATGAAGACTCTGTGTCGACCAAGTGAAAGGAAGATTAAACGTTGTGTCAGTTGACAGAGCCATCTGATCAAAGCGTGCAACTTCCGTGAAGTCGTTTGGAAGACCGTGACCATACAAAGGTTTCATCGCCAACTCCGAAGCAGACACTATGAGTGGTTTACAATTCGCAAGCAGCGCCTCCGCTGCTTGGTCCCACGGAAGGGTGCTACCTCCATAACTAGTGTTTCCTTGCACGCGAGTTAACTGTACAGTGCCACTAGTCAATTGCAAAGCATTCGGGTTAGTGACCTTAACACTTATAGCAGCAGGAACGTACTCAGAAGCTCGAGCTAACCCATCAAAGTTAGTGAACTTGTAAAGGTGAGTATTCCCCGTTGCATTAATTGCTGAGGAATGACTAACATCGCAAATGGAAGCAATAGGAACCCAATTAGTGCCAAGAGAGGTCTCTATAGCGAAAGTTCCGAAAACAATGACACGAGCGTCCGAAGAAATAACCTTAGTCATAGTAATAATAGTGTACGGCGCCGTCGGTTGGAGAAGTCCCAAAGTCCTGGAGCTGTAGGCACTCAAAGATAAACCTAAGCCACGGTTACGAGGACGGTAAGCTCCCCGACGGTAACGCGTTCCCATATTATTTACTGGAACCATCGCACGCGCCTGAGGACGACGCCTTGGGCGTCGGGCGCCTGCTCCACGAGCTCCGGCTGGACGCCGGGGCTGGCGAGGTCTCCTAGCACGACGCGGAGGCATGAAAATAATAATTGCCCTCTAGACACAACTGTACAAAGGGCGCAAAAGAGTTCAATAGACGCTTCGAAAGAAAGCGTCGCGAAAACAAATCAGATCCAAAGGGGATAGATCTCCTCCTTTGGTGCCCCGTCTGCACAACCGTGGGGGCCTTAACCACGGGCATGGCTCTTCACAAATCCTCAAAACTGCAGTCTTTCTCATCACCGAGAGTCCAACCGCAAGCCTTCACAACGTCTTCGAAAATCTTCCGCTCCACTGGGGAGTGGCGCAAAGCAAACAACATGCCGCCGGTGACGTCTGTAGACGGAGCCTTGCCGGGCTCACGTCGCAAATCCAAATGAGCTAACATCTTAGCTAAGTTGTCGAATGTAGCGAACCACATGCCAAAGCTCTTTCGGAAAGAATGTGATGTGAAAGAAATGGGTCCTTTCGGACCGCTCTCCCACTCACTGCCTTCTTTCGTCAAACACCCTGTCGACAACAACAAGTCGGGATCTACCTCACCCGTGTGTGTCTCATCGTCACCTGCAGCCGTCGCGTCGTCAGCCCCGCACGCCCGAAGCGTGAAAGATCTGATTGAGGAATTCTGCGCGGAAGTCGACGGAATACCAGTAGCCGTGATGCCAAAGAAGTCTGAGCTCCAAAGAGCCTCTCCAATCACCAAGACGTGCGCGGAGTTTGTCATAGCCTCTGCAAGTAATAAATCGCGCGCAACGGGTTCCGCCTTAGTCAAAAGACGGATGCGCCGTTCGGCGTCGAAAACAATTGCGTCGCGGCTGACCGACAAATCCCACCCGCTCGCGTCTGAGCCTTTCAAGGATTTGGTGCCTTGCGTCATAGAATCAAAAACCTCACCGAGCCTCTTAATGCCGTCGTCGTGATGGCCTAGTCCCACCGCTTGCACGTTGAGAGAGCCATCGCTGTACGCCACTATATCTGCCTTGTTCTGTCGATGATGCATGACGTCTTGACAAACGCTGTCTACCACGCTAGTGGTCCAAATCAATCTCCAACGGTTCTTCTTAGCCTTCTCTTTGGTGTGGGCCTCCATCTTCACAAAGATCTCAAGAGGGTCTTTGCAGCCAGCTAAGACCATGTCTTCTGGCGAGATCCAAGCGAGGTTGTCGCCCTCGGCAATCCGGAGAGCGAAGCGGCAC